GCAGATCATCGGCGGCTTGTATTGGCTCTGGGCGACCGCCGACCAGCACAGCGAGGATGGCGTCATGCCAGGGCTGACCCTGCGCGCCATTGACCGCAAGACGGGCATCCAAGGGTTCGGCGCCGCGCTCTGCGGTATCAATTGGCTGGCCGACCATCCCGAAGGTGTACGGATTACTCGCTTTGAAGAACACAACGGGAAATCGGCAAAAGCTCGCGCCACTACCGCAAAAAGAGTGGCGTCATATCGTGCCGAAGGGAGTGATGTAACGCAACCACCGTTACAAGAACGTAACGCCACCGTTACACCACCGTTAGCTAGAGAAAGAGAAGAGAAGAGAAGAGAAGAGAAAGAACAAGATCAAGAACAAGATCAAAAGATAGACGCACCGGCTGCGCCGCCGCTCAATTTGTTCCCGAACGTCGATCCCCAGGTTGTCGCTGATTTCAAAGCGCACCGGAAAGCCAAGAAAGCCCCGATTAACGCCACGGCTATCGCTGGCATCGAGCGGGAAGCCCAGAAGGCCGGCATCACCCTGCAAGACGCCCTGACGCTTTGCTGCACTCGTGGGTGGGTTGGCTTTAAGGCCGAGTGGGTCACACAGCCGAGCCGCGCCTCGCCCCAGTCCCGCCAAGAGAAAACGCAGAACTGGATCGACGAACTGACCGGAAAATCACTTGCTCCCGACCACACAATCATCGACGTCTGACTGGCCCGCCGAGGCGATTCCCCGGCGCTGGATCGAAAAACTGTTTTCGGAGATGACGCTTTCCTACGGCAAACGGTTTTCCGACATGTGGGCCGGCACCGATCCCGAGGATTTCAAGCGGCACTGGGCGGCGAAGCTCGGCAACCTGCGCCCAGACGAGCTAAAACGGGGCTACGACGCGATGCAAGGCAAGGAGTGGCCTCCGACACTTCCCGAGTTCATCAAGCTCTGCCAGCCCACGATTGACCCTGCTGTGGCGTATTACCAAGCCCTGCATGCCGGGCAGGATCGGGCGAAGGGAAAAATGGGCGAGTGGCCATCCCCGGCGATTTATTGGGCATGGCAGAAAATCGGCGCGTTTGACTTCAATAACCTCGGCTACACGCAACTCAAGGCGAGGTGGGAGAAGGTGCTGGCCGACGAAATCGCAAAAGGATCTTGGCCCGAGATCCCCGATCCGAATCTGGCCCTGCCTGCGCCTGGTGAGGCGATAACAAGTCGGGAAGAAGCGGCGAAGCGCATCAGGGAAATCGGCGCGGTCGGTGTGGCCAAGCGCCCCGATACCGGCAGCAAGGCATGGGCCGAGAAGGTGCTGGCCGGGGATTATCCACCGATCAGCAAGCAGTTTGCGCGTGAAGCCCTTGCGCAATGATTACCTGCCTGCCTTGCTCGAACTACACGCTCAAGGTGCCGAAATACTACTCGGACATGGGATCGTACCGCTGCACGCTCGAATCGTCGCCGAGGGTGTTCTGGAAGCCGGACACGCTCCACGAGTGCAACAAATTCGTCGATTCGGGGCAGGGCGAGCAGCGCAAAGAATATCTTGAGACAAGGGGGAATAATGCAATCGCTGCCTGACTACATGACCGACTTCGACCGTGCAGCCTACGATTTTCTTCTGTCGGTCTGGCGCGACTTTATGCGCACTGGCGATCACTCCGGGGATTACGACCATAAATCCCCTTGCTTGCAATCGGACGGCGCAAAGGACAGCGAGCAGCTCTACAGTCAAGCCGACTTCCGGCTGTACCAAGCCACGGACGCCTGCATCGACTCGCTGGTGATTCACGAGCGGGTAGCCATCAACGTCGCCAATGGCCAGGCGAGGGTATTCCGATTCCCCCGGCTCGATCCCGCAAAGACGCTCATGGAGGCCGAAGTGCACCTGCTTGCGCTGCTGAAAAAAAACTCTTGCACGGCGGTAAAGTTTTGATTTACAATTCTGCCAACCGGGGAGACGTGCGCCCGGACGAAACGCAAAGCCCCTTTATTGGGGCTTTTTGCATTGGAGCGCAGACAAGCATGGGCCGCTTGCACTCGGGATCGACCCATCCTTGTCTGCTTCACGCGCATGGTAAATCCGTCCAACCCATCGACTCGCATGCCGCTGGCATGATCGGGAAGGACCGGGGCGGCTCCCCGCAGATGAGCAAATCTGCAACCCCGACCGAGTGGTTCTCCCTCCACGCAGTACGGTCGGAAATTATTCGAAAGGACGCACGGCCAGCCACGCCGCAAGTTGATAGCCCAAGTCCGGGGCTGAATGGCACGAAACCGGATCACCTTACTGGCAAGACGGGTGCGCGAGCCTCGCAGGGCAAGCGATAAACGAGATAAGCGCAAATGACGCCGTGCAAACGGCTAAGCGGCTCACCCACGATACGGGTTCTCGATAAATGAAGCACTGCGCAGCCCCAAGCATTTGACCGTTTGGGATCGCTGAATCTGCGGTTGATGGCCTTTCCCTGTACTTAGGGGTTGTCTCTAATAAGGTCACAGCGCAGGTCTTGCCACTACTTAAGTTGTTTGATAACTTTTAACTATCAATACCAGTTTCCCGTTAGCCTTGCCGCTTCGGGGCCGGGTGAGGGCTGCGAACCTTGACCCGGTGATTTATCTGCCTCGTAGCGCCTCGCGCTCGGCATCCAGTTGTCTCCCTCGGTCCTCACCGAGTTCGCCCGCCTCTGTGCGGGCTTTTTATTTGAAGGTGCGCAAATGGCTTTCACGCAAATCAGCTTGCAAGCGCAACTGACCGCCGATGGCGCAGGTTGCCTCATCACCCAGTTCATCGCTGCCGGTGACAGCAACACCGATGTGTACGTCCAGAACGAAAACGCCAGCAGCTCGCGCAAAGCCGGCTGGACACAAATCGTCAACACCCGCACCGCCACTCAAGCCGCAGGCGACATTCGCACCAATCTGACGAGCTAAACCAAGAAGCACCTGATGGAGCGCCGCTCAACAGCGGTGGGAAACAATGGCAGCACGGATCAAGAAACATCACCAGGATGAGGTCAGGGCAAAGATTCAGGCCAGCTACATCATCAACCGCCTGACTGCTCACCTCGCTGGCGACGTCGAACTGACAACCAGCCAAGTCCAGTCTGCGCGGATTTTGCTTGACAAATCAATCAGTAACGCCGCGACCGATGCAAATATCACCCATTCGGGTGAAGTTGGCTTTCGCTGGCTTGAGTGAACGTCGTAACGATTCAGTACCGGCCTCGTGCCGCATTCTTACCGTTACATAAGAGGAAGCAAAGATGGGCCGTTGTTGTGGCTCACAGACGGGCAGGCAAGACAGTCGCCTGCGTCAATGAGTTAATCAAGGCGGCGCTCACCTTTCGCGGCAACGATGGCCGGTTCGGCTATGTCGCACCGTTCTACCGTCAGGCCAAGTCGGTCGCTTGGGATTACCTCAAGCGATTCAGTTCGGTCATCCCTGATATTCAGATCAACGAGTCGGAGCTACGGATTGACTATCCGAATGGGTCGCGCATCCAGTTGTTCGGTGCAGACAATGCCGACGCGCTGCGGGGCTTGTTCTTCGATGGGATCGTTGCTGACGAGTATGGGGACTGGAAGCCGTCTGTCTGGGGCTACATCATCCGGCCTGCGCTCGCTGATCGTGGCGGGTGGGCAATCATCATCGGCACGCCGAAGGGGCGCAATCAGTTCTTCGAGATTCGAGAGCACGCAGCAGTCAGTGCGGATTGGCTCTGCCTGACGATCAAGGCGAGCGAGTCAGGTCTATTGCCTGAGTCCGAACTGGATTCGCTGCGGCTTGAGCTGACCGATGACGCCTGGCGTCAGGAAATGGAGTGCGACTTCGATGCCGCGCTGCCGGGTGCGATCTACGGCAAAGAGCTGTGGGAGCTGGAGCAGCAGGGGCGGGTCAAGCCCGACTTGTATGACCCCGAGCTTAAAACGCATGCCGTGTTCGATCTGGGCTTTTCGGATGACACGGCAATCTGGTGGTTTCAGGTCGGCAAAGAGTTGCGCCTGATCGACTGCTATGCCACGCACGGCATGCCGATCGCGCACTACCACGAGGTACTGAAAAGCAAGCCGTACAAGTATGGCGAATGGCTCTACTTGCCGCACGACGCACGGGCCAAGAGTTTGCAGACGGGACGCAGCGTTGAGGAACAGTTCCGCTCGCTCGGATGGACGCCGCGCATCGTGCCTGAGTTGGGGCTGATTGACGGCATTCAGGCGTCTCGCTTGACGCTAGCTGAATCCTTTTTCGATGAGCAGTGCAGGGAGGGCATCGAAGCCCTCAAGCAGTATCAGCGCGAGTACGACGAGGACAAGCGAGCCTTCCGCGACAAGCCTCGGCACGATTGGACGAGCCACTACGCAGATTCTTTCCGATATTGCTGTCTGGTGTGGCGCGAGGAAATGAAGCCGAAAGCGCCAGCGGCGCCGCAATGGCCGACGCAACAAACCATCAACGAGTTAATCCGCGAAAGCGGTAAGCGCCGCAGAGGCGAGGAGTAACAATGGGCATTCAAAACCCGGTCACTGATTGTTATCAGGACGCCAATGGTAATTCGCAGCCGGTGACGGCCACGACGCCGTTCCCTTCGTCCATGGTCGGCAATCAAGTTACGTCTACCGACAAGAGCGGCACGATCACGGCTGGCGGCTCCGCACAGACGATCATGGCTGCGAACACTAATCGGCGCGGTTTCTCGATCCAAAACAACAGCAATGCGGATCTCTGGTTCAGCGGGCTGGCGACAGCCGTAGTGACACAGCCAAGCATGCGGCTGGCATCTGGGGCGCTCTACGAGTCGCCCATGCACGCCGTTGTCACAGGTGCGATCTCCATGATCGGCGCGACCACTGGTCAAGCATTCACTGCGCGGGAGTGGTAAGCCATGCCTATCTATCAACAGTTACCAATTCCCCACGTCTGGACGTTTGAAGCCACTAACGGCTACTCGGTGGACGGGGCAGTGGTCACCGCAGGCGCGGGGCCGTTTACCGTTTCGCTGCCGGCTACGCTGAGCGGCGTACCGCGCCTTTGGGGGCAAGGCGCAGGCAGCGGCGGTGGTGGTGGTGGTAACGATGCAACAAACGCAAGTGGCGCATCTGGGGCGGGTGGCGGCGCGTGTCTTTTAGGCGCGCCGTTAGCGTGGAAAGCGTCTGATTCGTTTACAGTTACGCTCGGTGCTATAGGTACGGGCGCGGCTAAAGGTGGTACAGGCACCTATGGCGGGCAAACCACTATCGCTAACAACACCGCCGCAGCGCGTGACCCTGCGTACCGCACAAACATTCTATTAGGGTCAGGAAATGCGGGCAACGCCGGTGCTGCGGGTGTATCGCAAGCAGGAATCGCTGGCGGGGCAAGCCAAGTAGGTTCTTCTCAAACTCTTGGCGGCGGCAGCGGGGGCGGCGGGGTCGGCGCGGCGGGTTCAGCATCTACCGCCGTAATTAACAATTCGTGGGGGGGTTGCGGAGGATGTGGCAGCGGCGGGTCGGGCGCAACTACGGCTGGCGCAGGAGGGGGCCCGCCGACAAACGTAGTGTTTCCTAGCGGGTTGAATACTTCAGTAACACAAGCCGCAGCAACGGGCAATCTTGCTGGCGGCGGCAGCGGCGGCGTTGCGTATTTTGGCGGCGCTGGGGCTGGTGGTGCGGGCGGCGTTGCGGGGTCCGCGCCAGCGTGGGGCTACGGCGGCGGTGGTGGTGGTGGTGGGGGTAATGCTGCTGGCGGCAACGGCGGCGCCGCTTATATTCGCATTGAACTCACATACTAAAGGACAGAACATGGACGTTGGACTTATCAAAGATGGCCTCGTAGAAAACGTAATCTGCGCTGATAGCATTGCAAAAGCCAAAGCAATTTACCCCGGCTATCTCTGCGTTGAGCGCACGGCTAAGGTTCCGTTTGGGCCGGGCTATCTGTACGACGCTAAGACGGGCAAGTTTACGGAAGCGGTGACTCAATAAATGGAATACGAAAGCGGCGCGCTCGAACGTCCCGAGGACGTTGAGAAAGATGCGCCCGGAGTGGTGCGCCGCTGGATGCTCGAACTCAAACTGAGCGACAAGCGCGAAGATAAGTGGCGCGAGAAGGGCGCGAAGGTTCTCAAGCGCTATCGTCAGGACGAGGCGCGCAAACACAGTTTCAACATTCTCTGGTCGAACACCGAGACGCTGAAGCCTGCGGTCTACAACACGCTGCCCAGTCCCGATGTGCGCCGCCGGTTCAAGGATGAAGATCCGATCGGCAAGGCTGTTTCCGAGGTATTGGGCCGCGCTCTGGAATATGGCCTCGACGTTGCGGGCTTCCATGAGCAGATTCAATCGACCGTGCTGGATATGCTGCTCCCTGGTCGCGGTGTGGCTCGTGTGCGCTATGTGCCGTCTCTGGTGCAGGTGGACGTTACTGCTGAGACGCACGACGAGGAAGCCGAGAAGCATGCAGACGGCGAGGAATCGCTTGATGGCGACTGCGAAGAATTAGAGTGGGAGCAGGCTCCTGTCGAACACGTCCAGTGGGATGACTTCCGCATGGGGCCGGGCAAGGAGTGGGGCGAGATTCCGTGGATCGCCTTCCGTCATCGTCTGACCCGCGACAAGTTGGAGGATCAATTCCCCGACTGTGGCGCTGAAGTCCAGCTCGACAACACGGATGACGAGGACATCAAGAACGCTGACGAGGCCGACAAGGAAGCATTTAAGACGGCTGAAGTCTGGGAAATTTGGGACAAGGACGAAACGCAAGTTCTGTTCGTGGCCAAGGGTTACAAGTCTGGCCCGCTGAAAACGCTGCCTGACCCGTTGAAGCTGATCCAGTTCTTCCCGGTGCCGCGCCCGTTGTACGCGATTGCCGACCCGACCAGTCTGGTGCCTGTGCCGCTGTTTGAGTTGTACCGCGAGCAGGCCGACGAACTGGACGCGATCACGCGCCGCATCAATATCCTGACCAGGGGCTTGAAGCTGCGCGGTATTTACGACTCGACGATCAAGGAATTGTCCGAGTTGATGCGTGGTGAAGATAACGATCTGATCCCGGCCTCGAACGTGACCGCGCTTATTGAGCGTGGCGGGTTGGAGAAGGCGATCTGGTTCATGCCGATCGAGCAGGCGGCGCAGGTGTTAAAAGTCCTGCTGCAAGCGCGCGAGGTAGCGAAACAAACGGTCTACGAGATCACCGGCATTTCGGACATTCTCCGAGGGTCGAGTAACGCCAACGAGACGGCTACCGCGCAGCAGATTAAGGCCAATTGGGGCAGTGGTCGATTGAAGGGCATGCAGGCCGAGGTAGCACGGTTCATTCGTGATCTGCTTCGCTTGCAAGCCGAGATCATCGGCGAGCGATTCCAGCCTGAAACGCTGGCGACGATGACGGGATTGAAATTCCCGACCGGGCAGGAAAAGCAGCAGATGGTCATGCAGCAGCAGATGGCGCAGCAGCAGGCCCAGATGGCCGCACAGCAGCCGCAGCAGCCGGGCCAGCCACCGATGCCCCAACAGGCACCGCAAGCGCCGCAGCAGCCCTTGCCTCCGTCATGGGACGAGATCATCCAGATCATGCGCGATGACAAACTGCGCACGTTCAAAATAGATGTGGAGGCGGATTCGACGGTTGCCGCTTCGGTGGAAGCCGACATGGCCGGACTGAAGGACGTACTCGGTGCCGTGAATCAGGTGATGCAAGGCTTTGGCCCTGCGGTGCAAATGGGCGCTTTGCCGGTGGACGCGCTCAAAGAATTGATTATGACCGTGGTTCGCCGCGCCAAGTTGGGCAATGCGGTCGAGGATGCGTTCGACAAGATGAAGCAGCCCACGCCGCCCGCCAATCCCGAAGCCGGGAAGGCGCAGGCCGAAATGCAGAAGGCGCAAATGGCGCAGCAGGCCAAGGCGCAGGAGTTGCAAGCCAATCAGCAGATGGAACTGCAACGATTGGGCATGGAGCGGCAAGCCGAGCAGGCCCGATTGCAGGCTGAAATGCAGCTTGAGCAGTTCCGCGAACACCTTGTCTCGGAACGTGAGCAGCGCCAGGGCGAGCGCGACATGATGCTGGCCCAACAGACCGCGCAGATGGAAATGATGTTCCAGAAGTGGAAGGCCGAACTGGACGCCAGCACCAAGATTGAAGTGGCTGAGATCGGTGCACAGACCACGCTGACCACCGCCCAGATCAACGCTGCACAGGCGGCTGATTCTGTTGCCGATACCAGCGAGGGCGAGACAGATGCCCACTTATGAGGCGTTCTGTCACACCTGTAAGACGGTGCAGGACTATTACCAGCCGGTAAGCCGGTACATGGACACGCCTGAGTGCTGTGGGGTCAAGACGCAGAAGGTGATCCTCACCGCGCCGGTGGGTATTGTGGACATTCCTGCCTACGTCTCTCCGACCACCGGCAAGTTGATCGACTCCCGCAGCAAGCGCCGCGAGGACTTGAAAGCCTCGGGGTCACGCGAGTGGGAGGGTATGGAGCAAGAGCAGAAGGTAGCGCAGCAACGGGTCAAGGCAGAGGAAAAGCAGGCTGATGCAGCGATTGAATCGGCTGTCGTTTCAGCCTGGCAGGCGCTGCCGAGCGAATCACGCAGGGCACTGGAATCAAACGGTTAACCAAGGGGCATTAAATGAGTGCAGTTCTGGACGACTCAACAGTCGTGGATGATGAACCCGTTGCGACCATGGATGACACGATCCGTGCGGCGTATGACGATATTCAATCGCGTGGCGACTCTGCCAACGATGACCCGCCCGAAGGTGAGACGGAAGCCGAGATCCGCGCCCGCGATGACAAGGGCCGCTTTGCTCCGAAGGCCGCTGATGAGCCTGCCGAGCCGGTAGCGGAAGTCGCGCTGGAGGCAGCGCCGGTGGAGCCGGTTTCGACCGTGCCGCCTGAGTTGCAAAAGCTCGGCCTGCGCAAGGAAGAAGCCGAAGCGATCAGCAAAGACCCGGTTGCCCTGCAAGCGTTCATGCGCCGCAGTGAGGAAATGCACCGTGGCATCGAGCAGTACCGGACAAAGGCACAGTTTGGCGATCAGATGGAGCGCGTCATCGCTCCGTACATGCCGACTTTGCAACAGATGGGCGTGTCGCCCGAGTTTGCGATTCAACGCCTGTTTCAGGCTGAAACCGCATTGCGCAGCGCCAACCCGTCGCAGAAGTTGCAGATGTTCTCGCAGCTCGCACGAGATTACGGCGTGGACCTGAACAATTTTGCTGAACAAGCGGCGAACATCCCCACGGTTGACCCGCAGGTTCAGAATCTTCAATCCCAACTGGCACAGATGCAGAGTTGGGTGCAGCAACAGAATCAAGCACGCGAGTGGCAAGAACGTGAATCGCTCAACAGCGAAATCAGCAAATTCTCGTCCGACCCCACGAACGTGCACTTTGAGGCAGTACGTAGCGACATGGCCGGCCTATTACAGGCTGGACTCGCCCCAGACCTCAAAACCGCCTATGAGAAGGCGATCTACTCCAACCCGTCTATCCGTGCGCAAGTGCTTGCCGATCAGCAAGCCAGGGCGACGGACGCGAGTCGGCAGGTCGCCAATCAGAAGGCACGCGAAGCCAAAGCCGCAGCAGCCGTGAACGTAACCCGCAGGGGTTCGGTCCCGTCAGCCAAAGCTATCGGCACCATGGACGACACGATCCGCGAAACGGCCACAAAGCTCGGCCTGATTTCCTGATCGCCCTCGAAGGAGTAAAAAATTATGGCCTCTCCCGGTCAGAGTACGCTTTTCACCACGTTCACCGAACTGGTGTCCACCACGTATCGCAATCACAAAAAGGAAGTTGCGGATAACGTGTCCTACCACAATGCTCTGTTTCGTCGCCTGACGGAAAAGGGCCGCATCCGCACGGAAGATGGTGGCTTGTCCATCGTCACTCCGCTGGACTACGCGCAGAACTCGACCTACCAGCGTTATTCGGGCTTCGATGTCCTGAACGTCGCTGCGTCGGATGTGATCTCTTCTGCTGAATTCCCGTGGCGTCAGGTTGCGGTGAACGTCGCCGCGTCCGGTCTGGAGATTCGCACGAACTCGGGCGCGAACCGGATCATCAACTTCGTGAAAGCGAAGATCAAGAACGCCCAGCGCTCGATGGCCAACGGTCTGTCGGGTGATCTGTACTCGGACGGCACCTCCTCGAACCAGATGAACGGTTTGCAGGCGCTGGTGGCCGATGCAGGTACGGGCACGGTCGGCGGTATCAACTCGACCACGTTCACCTTCTGGCGCAATGCGGTGCGCGACGCTTCGGACAACAGCGTTACCGTGTCGGCGGCGACCATTGAGGCGGGCATGATGCTGCCCCTGTGGCTGTCGTGTACTCGCGGCAACGATCATCCCGATCTGATCGTCATGGATTCTGTGTACTTCTCGTACTACGAGGGTTCGCAGTCCAGCCTCAAGCGTTACGCCCCGTCGGACGAAGGCAAGGGCGGCATGATCTCGCTGAAGTACAAGCAGGCCGACGTTGTTTTTGACTCAGGCGCTTCTGGTGTTCCGGCGAGCCACATGTACATGCTGAACAGCGACTATATGGAACTGGTCGTGCATCAGGATGCCAACATGGAAATCATGCCCGAGCTTCGGTCCGTTAACCAAGACGCAATCGTGATCCCCATTCTGTTCCAGGGGAACCTCGTTTGCTCGAACCGTTCGCTGCAAGGCGTCGGCAAAGCCTAACTAGGAGGAATCTAAAATGGCTTATAAATCTGCTGATACCTACATCGGCACCCAAGATCTCGCAACGGTCGATACGGTCAAGCGCGTACCGCTTGGCACGGTTGTGCGTTGCGTGGACCCGACCTACGGCGAGGGAAGTGCGATCTATCTGTCGATCCCGACCAGCACGGCGATCGCTGCCGGTCTGATCGTGTACGCCAGTGCCTCGCTTGCCGCCACCTCACTGCCCGCTGTGTCCACGTCGAAAAAGACGGGCCGCTCGGTCTATGTGGCGCTGGCTGCCGTCACCAGTGACTCGGCGAACACGCAATACGCATGGTTCTTGAAGAAAGGCATCACTGCCACGCTCAAGACCGCGATTGTTGTGGCTGCTGATTCCGCGATCTACATCAGTGCAACGGCTGGACGGTTCTACCTGACCGCTTCGGCTGGCGCTCAGATCATCGGCGCACGCTCGGCCAATGCCGCCTCGGTCACCACGACGACCTCGACGGTGCTGGTGCAAATCGACAACCCGGTCCTGACTGGCTACAGCTAATCATCCGGGCGTTTTAAATTAGGGGGGGCTTCGGCTCCCCCTTTTTTTTGGGAGTCCTCTTGCTGAATATTGTATGTGTGAAGTGGGGCACGCTCTACAGCGCCGCCTACGTCAACACGCTCTACGACATGTGCCGCCGCAATCTGGTGGAAGGCTATCCCGGTCATTTCGTCTGCTTTACGGATGACCCCGAGGGGCTGGCGCCAGGCATTGAAGCGAGAGAACTGCCAAAAGAATATGAAGGCTGGTGGTCGAAGCTGTGGCTGTTCTCACAGTTGAAGGACCGCACGTTATACCTTGACCTCGACACGGTGATTGTCGGGGCGCTGGACCAGATCGCCGATCATTCGGGCAAGTTCGCCATCCTGCGCGACTTCTACCGACCGGACGGGATGCAAAGCTCGATCATGTCGTGGTCGGGCGATTACTCGGACATTTACGATTCATGGGTTGCCGCAGGTTGCCCTCGGGTGGCCGGTGGTGACCAGGCGTGGATCGAGGCGACTGTCGGCGAGGTGGAGTATTGGCAAGACCTGTTTCCCGGTGATTTCGTGTCCTATAAGGCGCACCACTGCGAAATGGGCTTCCCCAAGGGGTCGAAGGTTGTCGTGTTCCATGGCCATCCTCGCCCGCATGAGGCAAGTGGATGGGTCGAGAAGGTCTGGAAGGTGGGCGGCGGCACCACGGCTGAATTGATGGTGGTCGCCAATGTGGACGCTGGAAAAGTACGAGCGAACCGGGCCGCCAACATGGCGCAAGGCTTGCCCGAGCTGGCCCTGTCGGATCCGCATCAACGCGTTGCTGTGATTGTGGCCGGCGGGCCATCGCTGAACGAATATCTGAACGATCTTGCAGGCTCGGATGCTGATCTGTTTGCCGTCAATGGCACGCTCAAGCATTTGATGGCGCATGGCGTGATGCCGGATTACGAGGTGATGTGCGACGCCCGACCGGAGAACATTGCGTTTTTGAATGGCGCGGATGTGGAATATCTGATGGCGTCGCAGGTTGACCCGTCATTGATCGAGGCGCTCCAAGGCCAGCGGGTCAAGTTGTGGCATGCGGCACAGCCTGGTGAGCGCCCCGTAAAGATGCAGATCGGTGGGGGTACTACGGTGGGCCTGCTGTCAATGGTGCTGGCTTACGTCATGGGCTACCGCACGATTCACCTGTATGGATTCGATTCCTGTTATGGGGAATCACACCACGCCTACCCGCAGGCGTTAAACGATGGTGAGCGCGTCATTGATGTGACGGTGGGCGAGGATTCGTTCCGCTGTGCCCCATGGATGGCACAGCAGGGACGGGAGTTTTGCGAGGTTGCGCCCGAGTTGGTCCGTCTGGGCTGTGAAATTCAGGTGCATGGCTACGGGTTGATCCCGGCTATTTCGCTGTCGATGGAAACACCGAGGATCGCAGCCGATGAACGGGCAGAGGAAATTCTGTCCCGCCTGCCGTTCGGCTCGGTGACTGGCGTGGAAATTGGCGTGTTCTGCGGGGATCTTTCCCGGCGTCTACTGCAACGCTCTGATCTGACGCTGCACATGGTCGATGCGTGGATGGGGCGCGGCGAGAGTTACGAGGGCGATTCAGGTGACTTTCACGCTTCGCTGACGCAGGAGCAGCAAGACCGCTGCATGAATCTGACGCGGGATGTGACCAACTTTGCAGGGGATCGGGCGCACATCATCAAGGCGCTGTCCCACGACGCCGCTGCGGCGTTTCTGGATGCTTCCCTTGACTTTGTATTCATCGACGCCGACCACGGTTACGCGGGCTGTATGCGCGATCTGGTGGCGTGGTGGCCGAGGGTTCGATCTGGTGGCCTGTTCTCTGGCCACGATTACGAGAACACGAGATTTCATAAGTTTGGGGTAACCCAAGCGGTAGACGAATTCGCATCCCTGCATGGCCTGACTGTCAGTCTGGGCGCGAATTTCACATGGTTCATTCACAAACCTTAACAGGTGCCTACAAATGCAGATCGCACAAGCCCGCCCGCCCTTCGTCGAATTCAAACGCATCGCCCTGCCTGATCCGGTCAATACCGAGAAACTGGGCCGGCGCATGACCAAGGACGTTGATTTCGCTTTCATCATGCAGCCCGGTTCGCGGGATCAGGTCGAGCGCATTGCAATCGACTGGCTCGCCATGCTGAAAAACAAACAGATGAGCGGCGCTGCTGATGCCTACCCTGATGAGTGGGTGACTGCATTTCACAGGAAATACGAGGCGTGGAAGGAGGGCAACGAGGCCCCGCTGGATGGTACGTCCGTGCGTGAGTGGCCTGTCCTGTCCCCTGCCGAAGCCGAGAACTTCATCGGCCTGCGCATCATGACCATCGAGGATGTGGCTGCGATGACCGAGGACGCCATGAATCACGCCGGCATGGGATCGCGCTCGCTGCGGGACAAGGCTCGGGAATGGCTCAAGGGCAAGGATGTGGCTGTCCATTTGACCGAGGAAAACGCAACGCTCAAGGCTGCGCTGGCCGAACTGTTGGAGCGCGTCAAGCAGTTGGAAACGCCCACCGATGCACCGCGCCGTGGCCGACCGCCCAAAGAACAGGCAGTTACTCAATAAGGCTTCATCATGGCAACCTGCCTTTCGATCATTCAATCAGTATGCCGGCGCATGTCGCTCAACGTGCCGACCTCTGCGGTCGGTTCGTCCGACACGCAGGTGGCCAACCTGGTTGAGTTGTGCAACGAAGAAGGGCAGGAGCTTGCCGCCCGTACTCAGTGGCAGGTATTGCAGACTGAGGCAACCTACACCACGCTGGCCGCAGAGGATCAGGGCAGCATTCTGACGATTGCGCCGGGCCTGAATTCGATCATCAACGATACGATCTGGAACCGGACCCTGCGCCGCCCGGTGTTCGGCCCCAAAACCCCGCAGGGCTGGCAGCAGAACAAAGCGTTTGCAATTAATGGTCCGTGGTCGAACTTCCGCATCAAGGGAAACCGACTGCTGATGTACCCGACGCCAACGGCGGGGCAGTCCTGCGTTTTTGAATACATGTCGCAGAACTGGCTCCAAAACACCGGCGGCGATACGTCCTATGAAGCGTGGAATGCCGATACTGACGTTCCGCTGCTGGACTGGCACATCCTGGTGCTTGGCACGATCTGGCGCTGGAAGAAGCTCAAGGGTTTTGAGTACGCCGAGGATTTCAACTCTTATGAGCGCCGCGTGATGGACACGATTGCCCGCGATGGCTCGAACGATTGGCTCAACATGTCGGGCACGAAATACGACATTTTCCCCGGCATTGTTGTGCCGTCTGGAAGCTGGAACGTATGAGAACTGCTGCGCGCAGTAAAGGCGTTCGCCAGTCGCGGGTATCGCAGTCGGTCACGATTCCGGCTCCGGTGGGTGGGTGGAACGCCCGAGATCCGTCAGCGCAGATGCCGGCTACCGATGCGGTCGCGCTGGTCAACTTCTTCCCCGGCACGGCAGAGTGCAAATTGCGGTACGGCTACACGCAGCACGCAACAGGCTTGCCCGGACAGGTCGAGTCCTTGATGGATTATGAAGGCGGGATCGCCTCGGAACTGTACGCGGCCTGTGGGAGTGGGTTCTATAACGTCACCGCTGCGGGCGCGGTCGGTGAAGTTGTTGTCACCGGCTTGAGCAATGCACGCTGGCAATATGCCAACTTCGCCACGGCGGGCGGTGACTTCATGTACTGCGCCAATGGCGTTGACTACCCGCAGTTATACGATGGATCGGAGTGGACGCAGATCACCGGCCTGTCCACTCCTGCGATTACTGGCGTCACGGCGACACACCTGAACACGCCAATTGTGTTCAAGAACCGTTTGTTCTTTGTCGAGCAAGGCACGCTGAAAACGTGGTATCTGCCGACTTCCTCGATTGGTGGCGCAGCGAATCCGATCGACCTTTCTGCCGTCGCTCAGTTGGGCGGCACGGTCACATCGCATTGCACATGGACGATTGACGCAGGCGTGGGCGTGGATGACTACTACGCCATCGTCACTAGCAAGGGCGAGGTCATTGTCTATCAGGGCACGGATCCGTCAAGCGCGACAACATGGGCGCTTAAAGGTGTCTGGCGTGTGGGAGCTCCGGTGGGTGCTAGATGTTTCACCAAGCTCGGCGGCGACGTTTTGCTGATCTGTCAGGATGGCGTTTTACCGCTTTCCTCGGCGCTGCAATCGAGCCGCGTAAATCCTCGGGTTGCCCTGACGGACAAAATCCAGTGGGCGATGAGTACGGCGGTGACTCAATACGGGGGGAATTACGGGTGGGAGTTGTTCTACTTCCCCGGTGAGAATCAATTGTGGCTCAACGTCCCGGTGACGACGGATGGCCAACAGCAGTACAGCATGAACACGATCACGAAGAACTGGTGCAGTTACGAAGGATGGGCGGCCAACTGCTTTGTCCTTTTTGGCGATCACCCTTACTTCGGATCGAATGGCACCGTCTGCCGCGCCTGGGATGGCAACGCGGATAACGGGGCGAGCATTACCGCTGTCGGCCTGCAAGCGTTCAGCACCTACGGCTTCCCCGGCGTGCTGAAGAAGTTTTCCATGATGCGCCCGATTCTTCGGACGACCGGCGCGCCGGCTTTGCTCGGCTCCATCAACGTCGATTTCAGCGAGGAGATCAGTTCTGCGCCGCTGTCCTTTGCTTCCGTATCTACGGGCCTGTGGGATGTGGGCGTGTGGGATGGAGCGCTGTGGGGCGGTGAGTTGACCATTTATCAGGACTGGCAGGGCGTGTCGGGTGTCGGCTATTACGCGGCTCCGCAGCTCAAGGTTTCCGCTTCGCTGGTCGATCTTCGATGGGTGTCAACGGATATTGTCTTTGAGGTCGGCGCGACGCTGTGATCGTCTTTGATAACTCCCGCGTGTGCCATTGGGTTGCACAGAGGACGGGCGGCTCGTATTACGAGGGATCAGGGCAGGGGATTGGTCTGGTACGCGATGACCGGCTGATCGCTGGCGTCCTGTACGACGATTTCACCGGCCAGTCGGTGCAGATGCACGTTGCATCGGACGGGTCGAGGCGATGGATGAACCGCGAGTTTCTGCGGATCAGCTTCGATTATCCGTTCAACCAGTTGAAGGTCAAAAAGGTGATCGGTCTGGTGGATTCGACGAATCAGGCCGCGCTGGACTTTGACCATAACCTCGGGTTTGTGACCGAGGCGATCATCAAGGACGCAGGCAAACACGGCGACATGCACATTTTGAGCATGACGCGGGGTCAGTGCAGGTTTCTCAAGGAATAGCAATGGGCAAAAGTTCGGCTCCCGCAACACCCGATTATACGGGCGCAGCACAGGCCACCGCAGCGGGCAACATTGATGCCGCTCGCGTTGCCACCGCCGCCAATCGGGTCGATTACAGTACGCCCTACGGCACGCTGAACTATTCGCAAGACCCGACGAATCAGGACAAATGGTCTGCGAACGTCAGCCTTTCGCCCGATCAGCAGCAATTGCTCGATCAGCAGAGCCAGACCAGCCTCGGGCTTGCCGGCTTGCAGAACAATGCAACCGACCGAGTGGCGCAGTCTCAAGCCAATCCGTTCGATTATGGGTCGGTGCAGGACGTGCAGGATCAGGCGTATAACACGCTGACCTCGCGCCTCGATCCGCAGTGGAATCAGCGTCAGGCATCGACCGAGACGCAACTGGCCAATCAGGGTATCGCGCACGGCACCGAGGCTTACACGAACGCGATGCGCGACTTCAGCAATGGCCGTAACGACGCTTATCAGCAGGCCAACCTTGCCGCGATCAACACTTCGCCGCAGACGATGCAACTGGCGACTGCGCTACGCAATCAGCCGCTGAACGAACTGAACGCGCTGCGCACTGGCGCACAGGTGATTAACCCGACCTTTAACAACGTCCCGGCGCAGGCCACTACGGCAGGCCCGGACTTACTCGGGGCTGCGAACATGGGCTATCAGGGCCAGCTCGGCGCGACGAACGCCAACAATGCGTCGAGCGCCAACACGATGAACGGCTTGATGGGGCTTGGAACAATGGCGGCGATGGGCGGCTTCTCGGACATCCGGTTGAAGTCAAACATCAAGCGCGTCGGCAAATTCATGGGCCACAACCTCTACCACTACGTTAAATTCGGTCAGGAAGAACTCGGCGTCATGGCGCAGGAGGTCATGCTGGCCAAGCCCGAGGCGGTCAGCACGCATCCGTCCGGTTATTACATGGTCAACTACGGGGCGCTCTAAATGGCTACGCAAGACGCTTTCATGGCTCCAGGTGCATACGATGCCGATGCCGAGCAAATCCGACGCAGGATGGCCTATGCGCAGGCATTGACGCAACAGGGCGAGCAGCCTTTGCAGGGGCAAATGGTCAGTGGGCACTTTGTCGCCCCGTCCATCACTCAACACCTGTCGAACCTGCTGAAAACCTACGGCGGGCGCATGGGCATGAATCAGGCCGAGGGCGACATGCGTACCTTGAGCGATACGCGCAGGACTGAGGGCGCTGCCGACATGGGCAAGTTTGTCCAAGCCTTTCGTGGCACGCCTGCGCAGACGTTTGCGCCGAACTCCTTGAATGACGATGATGGCAATACGTGGCCTGCTGCCGTCAAGCCCGGTGTCGCTCCTGACCCCAACGAAGCTCTACGCATCGCCATGGCTTCGCGCAATCCGATGTTAAACGGCGCTGCTTCTGGAATCCTTGGCTCCATGATGCCTAAAGTCGCGGAAGGCGTTGTCGTCAATGGTCAACTGGTGGATAAATTCACTGGTCGCCCCATGGGTTCGCAGGTTGCGAAGCAGCAGGATGGCTTTACGCTTGCTCCCGGTTCGGCAAGGTTTGGCCCTGACGGCAAGCCAATTGCACAACTTGAAAAACTGCCCGAACCCTA